GGTAAGAGCTGTGGGACAAGACACATTCCAACCAAAAATTGGCTTTAAGACTCGTTACGGAATCGTTGCAAACCCATTTGCAGAAGGTAACGTATCTAACCAAGGTCTTGGAAGACTTCTATCCAACTCAAACCGTTACTACAGAAGAGTAAAGGTTGCAAACCTAATGTAATTCAGATAATTACAATCTTACAAGAGACCCAAATGGGTCTCTTTTTTTATGCCTATATAATAGACAGTACATAATGTGAAGTTATGAATACATGGAAATGGATATCTGTTGGTGTGGTCGGTAGTCTTTTCGCAGTGTCACATATTGGCATGATAGGTTACATCGCAACCAGAGAAAAAAGTAAAATACCAAGTATAGATGTGCCAGTAGGCCCTTACACCTCCTATGTTGTTCAAGCAGACGAGCAGGGATACAAGTTGAGTTATACTGCCAATGATCCCAAGACAGCATACATCACTAAGGACATCAAGAAGAAGGGTGGATTCTTAGGACTTGCAAATAATACTACTAAGGTGGTAGAAGAATACTATATGGATGGTCAGATCAATCAAGGTGGTGCAGTATCTAACACTCGTTCATGGTTAGATGGAAGGCCTGGATTAACACAACAACAATCAGATGAGATAAGTCAAGCCCGAAAAAGTGAGGCCTGTATCGAAGCAGTCGGAGCGGCCAAAGGTACAGGAAGACTTGTGGGTACTTCAGTTGGTGCAGCTGCTGCTCCTACTCTTAGTTCTATTCCCTTTGTTGGTTGGGTCGCTGCTGGTTGGGTGGCAATGTTTGGTGGTGATCAAGGCGCTACTATAGGTGGAAATATGGCAGAAGACTTGAATAAAAACTGCTAAATAATTAAAAAATTCCATGCCAGACTTTAATAATGCCTTTGATAGGCAAATCAAAAATAGGAATTTTCTCTCGCCTGCTGGATTTAAGTTTTCTTTGGCTAAAGCACCAAAGGTAGATTTCTTTTCACAGTCAGTTTCTATACCTAATATAGATCTAGGGGTAGCTGTTCAAACAACTTACCTAAGAGATATTCCTGTGCCTGGTGATAAGTTAACCTATGGTGATCTGGATATAGAATTTTTTATAGATGAGAATTTAGACAACTATCTACAAATAGAAAGATGGATGAGATCTCTTGGATATCCAGAGACTCTTGGTGAAGCTGTATCGTTAGATCCAGGCGTAGATGATGTGTTGCTAAATTCCAGATCTGATGGTACACTTATAGTATACAACAGTAGTTTTAATGCTATTGCTAAGATATTTTTTAGGGATATGTTCCCAGTTTCTTTGACATCTGTTCCATTTACAGCTAGTGCAACCGATATAAATTATATTATGGCGACAGCAACCTTTAAATATACTATTTTTAATGTGGAGACTTTAACTAAGGATGAATCTTGAGTTCATACAAGAACTTTGGGATAAGGATTCGGTAATAGATCAAGAATTATTGCACTCGGAATCTATAAAAGTACCAGCCTTACACGCAAAGTATTATAAAATTTACAATAATATCCTGACATTACAGAAAGCTCAGGAGACACAATTTAAAATTCTTAAAAAAGAGAAGTGGATATATTATAGTGGCAAGGCATCACCAGAGGTGTATGCAGAAAAACCGTTTGACTATAAAGTTTTAAAGGCAGACTTAGACAAATACTTTGATGCAGATGCAGACCTTATAAAATGCACTGCAAAAATTGAATACTATCAGATCATGTTAGATTATCTTGAAAGTATTCTTAAAGTTATACAGAATAGAACATATCAAATCAAAAATGCCATTGAATGGCAAAGATTTACTAATGGGCTATGAGTGATCTTACCATTTCCAAGAAAAATGAAGTACATCTGGTAGTAGATGCTGAACCTCATGTTCAACAAGAACTATCAGACTACTTTACATTTGATGTTCCTGGCGCAAAGTTCATGCCACAATACAGGAATAGACATTGGGATGGAAAAATAAGATTATTTTCTACGGCAACAGGTGAAGTATATGTAGGATTGTTAGATAAGATATGTTCATGGGCAAAAAAGGCTAATTATGGTGTAAGATTTTTAGACAATGAGACGTATGGGGAACCATTTGAAGAGAACGAAGAGATATCACTAGAAGGCGTAAAGGATTATATGACTGCAATCTCCAGTTTCAAACCTAGAGATTATCAGATAGATGGTGTATATGATGCACTTAGAAACAATAGAAGATTAATTATATCACCCACTGGATCAGGTAAGTCACTGATGATATATGCTGTTGCTCGATATCATGTGGGTAGAAAAAGAAGAATATTACTTGTAGTTCCAACTACATCTCTTGTAGAACAGATGTACAAAGACTTTACTGATTATGGTTGGGATGTAGAAAAGTATTGCCACCGAGTATATTCTGGTAGAAGTAAGAGTACACAACAACGTGTAACAATATCTACATGGCAATCTATCTACAAGATGGACAGGCAATGGTTTTCTCAGTTTGATGTCATCATAGGAGATGAAGCACATCAGTTTAAATCCAAATCTCTTATCAATATCATGTCTAAGATGAGAGATACTAAGTATAGATATGGTTTTACTGGTACATTGAGTGGCACACAGACTCACAAATGGGTTTTAGAAGGTTTATTTGGGCCATCCTACAAAGTTACAAAGACATCAGAACTACAGGCCAAAGGACAACTAGCAAATCTAACTATACGGATTATACTACTCAAACATGATCCCCGCCCGTTTGATGAATATAGAGAGGAAATGAACTATATCATAGAACATGAAAGGAGAAATGAATTTATTAAGAACCTCTCTCTGACACTGAAGGGTAATACTTTAGTGTTGTATAGTAGAGTCGAAGCTCATGGCGAACCATTATATAACTTAATAAATAATAGCGTACATGACGGGCGTAAAGTCTTCTATGTACATGGTGGAGTTGACGGCGAGGAGAGGGAAGAGGTTAGATCCATTACAGAGAAAGAGAAAGACGCAATCATTGTGGCTTCTTACGGAACATTTTCTACAGGAATCAACATTAAGAACCTACATAATGTAGTTTTTGCCTCTCCGAGCAAATCGAGGATAAGAAATTTACAGTCTATTGGTAGAGTTCTTCGCAAGTCTAAGACCAAAACCAAAGCGATGTTATATGATATTGCAGATGACATTACATTTAATTCTAAAAAGAATTATACCTTGAATCACCTCATAGAAAGAATTAAAATATATAAAGAAGAAGATTTTCATTATGAACTGTCCCACATCAAACTAAAATAAGATGGAAGAAGAATTCTACGCATCAGTAAAATTAGTATCAGGTGAAGAAATCTTCGGAGAGGTCATGCCTTCCGAGGAAAATGGTCGCACGGTTTTGATTATTAGTGATCCTGTAGAGATTGAAACCGTTAGCATGAACGGATCTCATGAAGGACTTAGGATGATGCCATGGTTAAGAAGTATGCCTACTGAGGGTATCATTATCATACCTATGGATAAAGTTATTACTGTAGTTGAGGCAAAAGAGGATTCTGAAGTGGTGTCTTACTACCAAAAATTTATTATGACTAATCTAAATGGAGGATCTTCAGAGAAAATCAAGGTAACGAAGAAAATGGGATATGTAATTTCTGTTGAACAAGCTAGAGAGCATCTTGAAAAGCTCTTTGATAAAGACAGCTAAGTTGCTCTTGCGCTCTGACAGAGCTATTGTACATCTATTTCAAGGACTTGTCAAGCGTCCGATTTTATGTTATACTTAAACTAACAAAAGAGGTAATATAGATGCCCGCAAAAGGTACTAGAACTAGGAAAAGATCTGAACATTACGTTAATAACAAAGAGTTTTTATATGCCATTGTTCAATATAAAGCTGACGTAAAGGAGGCGGAGGAGAAAGGTGATCCCAAACCACGCATCACAAACTACCTTGGAGAGTGCTTTGTAAAAATCGCGACTCATTTATCATACAAACCAAACTTTGTAAACTATATGTTTAGGGAGGACATGATATCTGATGGCATCGAGAACTGCGTTCAATACATACATAACTTCAATCCAGAGAAATCTACGAATCCTTTTGCGTACTTCACTCAAATCATACATTATGCTTTCCTCAGACGTATACAGAAAGAGAAAAAACAAATGGAGATCCGTGAAAAGATCATTGAGAAGTCGGGGTATGATGAGGTTATGCACGTTGATGATGCTGGCAGCAATTCTAGTGATTACAATTCAATAAAAGAAGCAGTACAAACAAAGATGAATCAATGAAGCTGACACAGGAACTAATTGACCAGATACAAGAAGCAATGCTACACACTAAGAAAGATGGTAGTATTAACTGGAAGGATGATGATGAAGTTGTAGTTCAGTTGGCAGGGACATTTGCTGCAGACAGATTCATTGTTATTAAGAATAAAACAAAAGACCCAGTGGTATCTGCTGCACCACACCCTTACTTTGATTACGAGAAGGGTGAGTTTACTAAATGCAGTAGAGAAGAATATTTAAAAGAACAAAAGGAACTAAAGAATGAAGATAGCAATAATAACTGATACTCACTTCGGAGGTAGAAGGGGTAGCAAGGTATTTCATGACTTCTTCCAAAAATTTTACGACAACATATTTTTCCCAGAACTAGAAAAGAGAGGTATCAAACACTGTATCCATATGGGAGATGCCTTTGATAACCGAAAGAACATAGATTACTGGTCACTCGATTGGGCAAAAGAACATGTATATGACAAGTTTGAAAAATTGGGCGTCCGAGTTTGGCAACTCGTAGGTAATCATGATGTCTATTATAAGAATACAAACAAGATCAACTCAATTGATTCACTTCTAGAACATTATGATAACATAATTCCTATATCTTCACCAGATACATATGAGATTGGTGGATTCAAAGCAATGATGTTGCCTTGGATATGTGATGAAAATTATGATGAAACATGTAGTAAGATAAATGATTCATCTGCAAAGGTGGCTTTTGGACATCTTGAACTTACTGGATTTGAATTATATCCAGGCATGGTTCAGCAAGGTGGTATTGATAAACAAATTATTTCAAAGTTTGATACTGTATTCTCAGGACACTACCACACCAGAAGTAATGATGGCCAAACATTCTACTTAGGTAATCCCTATGAGATGTATTGGAATGATTGTGGAGATAAGAGGGGTTTCAATATTTACGATACGGAAACAGGTGAAATTGAGTTTGTAGAAAATACATACCATATGTTCGAGAAGATATACTATGAAGATACTCCAGCAGAATTATTCAAAGCACATCTATACAAAGATAAGATAGTAAAATTATTCATAAGATCAAGAAAGAGTCAGTTGCAATATGACAAATTCCTTGATAAACTTCTTAAGGCTGGGATCATAGATCTCAAAATTGTAGAAAATACAGCAGTAAATGATACAGAAGTAGATCTGGATAGTGAAAAAATAGAGGACACACTTACACTTCTAAATAAGTACATCGAAGACTCTGATTTTGAATTAGAAAAAGAAAGAGTCAAAACACTTCTAAAAGAAGTTTACCTAGAGGCTTGCGAAGCAGAGTAATGTACATTCTATCACTTCACGGAAAAGAAGGAGAAGGCGCTTATGCTGTTACAAATGATGATGGCCACAAAGCTTTGTATCTTTTTGAACAAGAAGATGACGCTACAAGATACGCAGGCTTGTTAGAAGCAAATGAAGCAATCCCCTTGACAGTTGTAGAAATAGATGATACACTGGCTGTTGAGACATGTCAGAAACACAAATACAAATATGTTATTATCTCACCTGATGATATAGTGATCCCGCCTAAAGATTATGATAATATTCAAAACGATACGGTGGCGTAATTTCTTATCAACTGGTAATCAGTTTATAATTGTAAGTTTTCAGAAATCCCCCACAAATCTAATAGTTGGTTCAAATGGTGCTGGTAAGTCCACCATTTTAGATGCCCTTACTTTTGTTTTATACAACAAACCATTTAGAAAAATTAAAAAAGCACAGTTAATTAATACTGTGAATGAGAAAGAGTGTGAAGTTCAAATAGAATTTGAGATACAAGGTAGAATTTATAAAATTGTTAGAGGAATGAAGCCTACTTTATTCCAAATTTACATAGATGGTAAGTTACAAGATCAATTTGCCAATCAGAATGATCAACAGGCGCATCTAGAAGATCATATACTCAAACTTAATTACAAATCTTTCACTCAAACTACCATTTTGGGATCGGCAACCTTTGTTCCCTTCATGCAATTAGGTAATTCTGATCGTAGAGCTATAGTTGAGGATGTTTTAGACATCAAAATCTTTTCTGGAATGGCAAAAATTCTCCGTGAGAAGATGAGTAAAGCGAATACAGAGATAAAAGAACTCACTATCAGGAAAGAAATGATAGAAGAGAAGATTGATATGCAAAAAAACTTCATTGCTGACCTTGATAAGAGTGGAAAGAAGAGAATTAAGGACACAAAAGATAAAATTGCTATCATGTTTGAGGATACTTCTGGTCTCATGGGAGAGAATACCAAATATGACAATTTAATTAAGTCAAAGTACCAACCAGAGTTAGAAAACTTATCATCCGCTCGTGTTTCTCTTAAGAAAATGAACACAATTAAGGCAAAAATGGAACAAAGGATACAGAATATAACATCCGAACATAAATTCTTTAAGGATAATGTATCATGCCCTACCTGTGAGCAGAAAATAGAGGAAGACTTTCGCTTAAATAAAATTGAAGACATAGAAAGTAAGGTTAAGGAGATAAATTCTGCTTACAAAGACCTTACTAAATCCATAAACGAAGAACAAAAAAAAGATTCTAAGTTTTTGGAGATCACTAATCAGATCACTCAACTATCGAATGACATTTCAACAAACAATTTTAAAATTTCTCAGTATCAACGACAGATCAGAGATTATGAACAAGAAATTCAAGAAATTACCGAGCAAATTGCAAACCGAAATACTGAAAGAGCCACTCTTAAGTCACTCAAAGGTGATCTAACAAACGTAGAAAAAGATAAAGCAAAACATACTGAAGATATAGACTACTTGGACTTTGCTAATTCCATGATGAAAGACTCTGGAGTCAAAGCAAAGATCATAAGAAGGTATCTACCTGTCATGAATCAGAAGATAAATCATTATCTTCAAATGATGGACTTCTATATCAATTTTACATTAGATGAACAGTTTAATGAGAAGATCAAGTCACCTATACATGAGAAATTCAGTTATGAATCGTTCTCTGAGGGTGAGAAAATGCGAATTGATCTTGCTATTCTGTTTACTTGGAGAGATATTGCTAAGATGAAGAACTCATCTAGTACAAACATCCTAATCCTTGACGAAATATTTGACAGTTCACTTGACAGTAATGGCACTGACGAGTTTACAAAGATCATCAAGTATGTCATTAAGGATGCTTATGTGTTTATGATATCTCATAAGATAGATGAACTCACTGATAGGTTAGATAATTTAATTACCTTTGAAAAAATGAACGGATTCTCAAAGGTTAAGTATTCTACATAGTAGTAGACGTTCGGTTAACCGTATGTTACTATTAGATGGATGCCATTCACTGAAACTTGAGTGTGCTATACGAGAACTCGGTTTCATTGATATGGAGTGGAGAACCATTGCCCATGCAGGCATCTTTCTAGTACAACCTGTAGGTATGCCAAATGATCCCGAAGGAGATCTATTGGGGTTTACGATAACATACGAGAGTAAAGTAATAAAATTACAGAATACAGCGAAGAAAGCTTTAGATACAGCTATAAGATGGTCGGGGTAGACAGTTGACAAGCTGGCACACTGTCGATTGAAATTGGCACAGGATCGACTATCATGTGTACATAGACAAGAAAACAAATGCTTACACAGGTTAATTACGAAGTTAAAGGTCAACTCGCAAAACTACTTGCAACAGAAGATCTTATCATAGAGAACCGTAAGGTCTCTACAGCGATGTTTGATACTGAACGTAGAGTTCTCACCTTGCCAATGTGGGAGAAGGCTTCTGGAGTCGTATATGACCTTCTAGTGGGACATGAAGTAGGACACGCATTATATACACCCGCCGATAACTGGAAACTAGAATATCCAGATGTTCCAATGTCTTATGTCAATGTATTGGAAGATGTTAGGATTGAAAAGTTTATGAAGCAGAGATATCCTGGCTTGAGTAAAACATTTTACAATGGATATTCTCAACTTGCTGAACAAGATTTCTTTGAAATATCATCACATGATGTCAATGATATGGGTCTGGCAGACAGAATCAATATTCACTACAAGATTGGCAAATTTGAAAAAGTTTTTTTTGAAACTGATGAAAAATATTTCGTAGATCAGGCTTTCAAAACTGAAACATTTGAAGATGTTCTAGAACTTGCTGAGGAATTATACGATTATGTTCAACGTCAAGAGGAGATGCTTACTAAACTTGATGATCTTGAGTTCGCTATGGGTATGCCTGGTGGATCTGGATCAGGTGGTGGAGAAGGTGACATGGAAATGCCTTTTGATAGATCAGATGCAGAGGGAGAACAATCCGATAACGAATTAGATCCAGAAAAAGGTCAAGGAGGATCACCTGATGTCAACAATATGACAAATGAAGAACTTCTTGAAGAACTGGAGAACGTCTCTGATCATGACTCTCCTATGGGCGGAGTTCATGGTGGTGTATCTGAAGCAATTACAGACAAAACTTTTCAAGATAATCTAGAACAATTATCTAAAAAGGAGACTAACTCATACTATGAACCAGAGTACGTTGAGTTACCTGATTTGAAGATGGATACAATCATTGCTAGTAACACAGATATTCACACATATCTTGACTCTTGGTGGAATAAATCTCAACAACATTATGATAAAGAATCATCAACTAAGATGAATATCTTTGAGACAGTTGACAATGATTACAGACTATTCCGTAGATCTGCTCAGAAAGAAGTCAACTATCTTGTAAAAGAATTTGAGTGTCGTAAATCAGCAGATGCATATGCTCGAGCTACTGTGTCAAAAACTGGTGTTCTTGATTGTACAAAGTTACACTCATACAAATACAATGAAGATCTATTCAAAAAAATCACAGTGTTACCTGATGGTAAAAATCATGGGTTAGTTTTTGTTCTTGATTGGTCAGGATCTATGAGCACAGTTCTCATGGATACAATCAAACAACTATACAACCTAATTTGGTTCTGTAAAAAAGTTCAGATTCCTTTTCAAGTATTTGCTTTCACTAATGATTGGTATCACTACAACGTTGATGACGATTTCAATTATTACTACAGAAAAGATCTTGCTGCTCATCATCCAGAAAAAGATGGCACAGTAAAAATTGAAAACAATTTCAATATGTTAGAGTTTTTCACAAGTGATTGTAAAAAATCAGATATGGAAAAACAACTACTTAGTATTTGGAGATTGGCTACATCACTATCTGCATACTACAGATGGAATCCTAATGTGTTCTATCAATCTCCTAGAGGGTTGGGTCTATCAGGAACTCCACTCAATGAGGCTCTAGTATGTTTGAATGAGATACTACCTCAATTCAAAAAATCCACAGGTGTTCAGAAAGTACAATGCATCACTCTTACTGATGGTGAAGCACACCCACTTTCATACAGTAAGAATTTTACATTCAAAGATAATCCTGAGAGAAATT